GATTAGATAAAGCAGAGGGTGTTGTATTTGATAATTGGACAATAGGACAATTTAATCCAGATGGATTACAAACATCATGTGGTATGGATTTTGGATTTAGTGTTGATCCTGATAGTTTAGTTGAAGTAGCTATTGACAAAAAGAAAAAGAAAATGTATGTTAAAGAACACATATACAAAAATGGTTTAAAGTCACATGAATTAGCTAAGATAGTATTAGACAAAGTAGATAATAAATTAATTATAGCTGATAGTGCAGAGCCTAGATTAATTGAAGATTTAAAACACTTAGGTGTAAATATAAAGCCTGTAAAAAAAGGTACAATAGAAAGTGGTATAACTAGAATGCAAGATTATGAATTAGTAGTATGTCCAGAAGCTACTAATATTGCTAAGGAACTTAACAACTATGTGTATGCAGATAAAGGTTCTAAGCTATATGTAGATGCTTATAATCACAGTATAGATGCAATAAGATATAATGTAATTTACCATTTAGACAATCCTAATTATGGTAGGTATTTTGTACAGTAAACTAAATATTAACTTTTTCTATATATATATATATGAAAATAGAAGTCAAGAAGAAAGGTAAAAAAAAATCTTTTGATTTAATTACTAAGTGGTCAGATGTTACATTAGAGAAGTGGTTAAAATTAATTGAATTTGAAGGTTTAAGTAAAACTGAGCAAACGATTGAAACTATTAATCTTATGTCGGATATGCCACAAAAGATTATTAGAGAATTAAGTATAGAAGATGTAGTAGTTATTATGAAAGCTATGACAGCTTTACAAAAGAGTGCTGATTCTACACTTAATCAAATAGTTAAAATAAATGATAAAGAGTATGGATTCCATCCATCTCTTGAAGATATGACGTTAGGTGAATGGGCAGATCTTGAAACATTTATAAAGGCTGGAATAGATAAAAATATGCCAGAAATAATGGCGGTATTATTTAGACCTGTAGTGGAACGTAAAAATGATGCATATATAATTGAAGCGTATGATGGTAATATAGCAGTCAGGGCAGAGGAGTTTAAACAGATGAAAGCATCACAAGTACAAAGTGCTTTGGTTTTTTTTTATCATTTCGTAAACGGATTGTCAGCGACTTTGCTATCATATTTGAAGGAACTCCAGAAACGAATGAAGCAAGTATAGCAAATGAAAGTTTTGCTGATAAGTGGGGATATTTTGGATTGATGTACAGATTGAGTGGAGGGGATATAAGTAAATTAGAAACAATAACAAAGATAAATGTATTAGAAGCATTTACTTGGTTAAGTTATGAAACAGATTTAGAATCTATGAAAAGAGTAAATATAAATGGCAATAAATAATAAGACATACAACAACGTAATAGATACTTTAAAGAATCTAGGAGAAAATCATTTACAGATAAGCACAACAACAGTAGGTGATATATATGACATTGATTTGGAAAAGAATACATTATATCCATTAATGCACTTAAATCCTGTTAATGTAACAACAACAAGAACAGAATTAATATATAACTTTCAGGTATTTATAATGGATTTGGTAGAACCAGATGGTAGTAATGAACAAGAAGTATATAGTGATGTATTGCAAATATGTATAGATATTATTGCAATATTAAGTAATAGTAAATGGCAAGCACAATTACAATTAGATATAGATGCACCTATATATTTTGCAGAGGGTAATTTTACTTTAGAACCATTTAAAGAAAGATTTGATCAAAGCGTTACAGGATGGGTATTTAATATAGGTATAACAGTAGGAAATGATTTCCAATCTTGTGAAATACCAATGACAAATAAATTTATAGGTAAATGATAAAATTTAGAATAGGAAAATTAACAATACAATTAATACCACCAAAAATTACTTATGGACTATAACGATATATTAGAGCAATTAGAAGCTATAAGCATTAAATTGGAAACGTATAATGACTATCCACAAAGTGCTACAAATAATGCTAAAAGAGCAAGGAAATGGAAAGAGGAAAATGGTAGTGATTGTGGTACAAGAGTAGGGTGGACACGTTCAGCACAATTAGCAAATAAAGAAAATATAAGTAGAGATACAATAGCACGTATGGCTTCATTTAAAAGGCATCAGCAACATAAAGATGTACCATATTCAGAAGGGTGTGGTGGTTTAATGTGGGATGCGTGGGGTGGTACAAGTGGTATAGAATGGGCAATAAATAAATTAAAACAAATAGATAAAAAATAAATATGACTGAATTATTTGAATTAATAGAAAGTTATGGAATTACCTTAGTGTTGTTAGTGGGTTCTTTTTATGCTTTATATCAATTCTTTTTCTTTAGTATTAAAGAAGTAAAAAAAACATTTGAGAAACATCATGAAAAAAATGCAGATAATATGCAGGAGGTAAAAGATAAATTAAACAAAATATTAGAATTAATAAAACAAAAATAAATGGCAGATTTAACAACAACAATTACAGAAGCATTGACACTTAATGGTGCAGCTAGAGGCTCAACTAACACAATAACAACAACAGGTATAGTAGATGTATTTGAACGTATATTAACTTGTACGCATAGTCAGACTACAACAGTAGCAGTATTTGCTTCTACACCTCATGCTAGTGCAGGTGCTTTAGATGTTGAGAATTGTAAGTATTTAAGAATTACAAACCTTAGTGCAGATCAAGATATAAAGTTAGCATTAATAACTACTAATACTAATTATCAAGTTACAGTAAGAGCAGGAGGTTCACATATCTTATTTCAAGCAGAAGAAGGTGCAATAGGTGAAACAGATACTAGTCCAGCTTTTGGTACATTAGAAGATATTACAAGTGTACAGGTAAGACCAGCAGCTACAACTGATGTACAAGTAGAAGTGTTTGTAGGGCTTGTATAATGGGTACAACGAATATTGAGAATTATTTAGAAAGTTTTGCTAAACAAGTAGTATTAGATGCAAGGAAAAATTTAGCTGCAAGTAAAGGTGATACAGAATTGTCTAAAACCATAAGGTTTAAAATGTTAAATACTTTTGATGGTATAACAATTCAATTCTTAATGGATGAATATGGTTCTTATGTAGATAAAGGAGTTAAGGGAAAAGGTGGTAATATACCTAATGGAAAATATAAAGGCAATCATGGTGGTCGTAGGTGGTACAAAACATGGCAAGGTAAAAGAAAAGATAGCCCATTTAAATTTGGTACAGGCACAGGTGCTAAAGGTGGTTTAACAAGAGCATTAGATAAATGGATAATTAAAAAAGGAATTGCACCAAGAGATAGTAAAGGTAAATTTATGTCAAGAAAAAGTATAAAATTTTTAATGGCTAGAGCAATATATATAAGAGGTATTCATGGAATTAGTTTTTTTCAAAATTCTTTAGGTAAAAATTATAAAAACTTTGAAGTAGGATTTTTACAAAGTTTAAAAGATGATATATTACAAAGTATAACAGTAAATAAAAGCGATATATAATGGCAAATTTAATATTAGAACAACAACCAAAATATGATCCATTTCCAGCAACACAGGATGTCATATTTACAGTATCAGACAGTACAGTAGTAGCAAATCAAACAAGAGTTAAATTTATTGCTAATATATATATAGACGTTGAAAAAGCAAATCTAGGTACAGCAGCTACAAAGATAGCAACATTAAAAACAACACCTAATAATGTAGGTGTAGGTATGTTTGATTTAAGACCTATATTAGAAAGCTATGTAAATTCTGATAACTTAGCATCAGGTAATACATCAACAAATGCACCTGTAAATGCAATAGCACCAACATATAAAGGTGCTTCTTATAGTTTATCTAAACAGTTTCCTATTCATGTTATAGATAAGTTTGCATTAAGTGAAAATACAATTAAATGGTTATCTGTAAAATTCCAGATAGAATATTTAGATGCTGATGCAACACAACCTAATGTAGTAACAACAGATGGTGATTTTTTATTTACTCCTGATTATTTATATTATAATGGCTATTTAAGTCATACAGATAATTTAACAGGTTCTACATTTAGTTCTAATTTCGGATGGAACTTAGAAAAAGCAGGATATGCTTTAGATGGTTCAGACATTAGCTTTATACAAAATTCAAATACATCTAATTATTTAACACCATGTCCTAAAGAGTTATTTGCAAGAACAACAGATTATGGTACTATTGCTACATTTAATATATTGACTAATGCTAGTTTTGAAACAGGATCTGCTGGTGATACAACAAGGAAATATAACCAGACACAAATTAATATGTATGAT